GAGTACCGCTGTGTGTACTGGTGTAAGGTGTTTGTATTTTGATTACTTCTTGTGCTGTGGCCATGAAACTGACGGCCCACAGTGCTAGTAAGGTAAATTTCATCATGTTCCTTTAAAATTGAAAGAAGTCGTTGATGCCAGTGCTTTGGTAGTCAGCATCCCCGAGATAATAAAACGGACTAAGAAATCCCACAAATCCCACTGGTTGTCCCATTTCTTTGTTGAAAAATTTAAGATCAATGTTACTGGTCAAATATTCAAGTCCAGCTTTCCAAACATTGTAAGGAGTGGTATCTTTGAAGTTGGTATAAAACCAATGATCCATTTCATTGTAGAAACTGTTGGTAGGCTTGCTGGTTTGAAATGTTTCTGGATTGTAGTCAGGATAAATCAACGGCTTGATCAGGTGCTCATAGGTAGTGCGATGAGTGTAGCTGTAGTTAGGCCAACGACAAACATACTGCATGTGTTTGTTTTGCGGAATGTCAAACCAATTTTTGACCATGTGACACTGTTTTAAAAACAGTTCCGGTAAGTCGGGACTCCAGAAAAAATATTCATTGGTAAAGTTAGTGTAGTCTCCAAAGTTACCAACCGAGTGATTGGCCATGATATCAATGAAGTAAGCATACCATTTTTTATCTTTGATACACAATTTGGGTTTGTCAACACCGTACAATATACAAATGTTCTGTCCAGTGTCGGCCAGACGTTTGTGATCATGTTTGAAAGCATGTCCAGGCTGGAAATAGTCTTTGGTTTTTAATACCCAAGATTCATCATATTTCGCGCTTAACATATTTTCAGTGTAATCATGCACAGTGATTTTTGTCAACGGCGCCGCAGTAGATAACCAATGCAATACAGGATGTGCGGCATACTTGGCTTCGCTTAGAGTATTTTCGGGTTTGGTGTTAAAAGGATCATCACTGACATTTTTTTCACCGGCTTTGGGATATCTAAAAACCACTTCGTCGATGTGGATTCCGTTGTTGACAAAACTATAAAGAACTGTGGTGCTGTCCCCGCCACCTGAAAATTCCAAACGAATGTAATCGTATTTTTCTCTAAGTTGCTTTGCTCGCAATTTATATAACGACCTAATGTCTAGTTGAGGCTCAACTAACCAATTTAATTTGCCCCAGACTTCGTTGTTGAAATTCCACTCAGGAAAATGTCCATTTTCGGTTGCCTTTAGCAGTGCCATTGGCTTGCTGTAAAACTTTTCTTTGCCAACAGTGTAGAATCCAAGTTTGGGATTTTGTTCTAATAGTATCATATGTTTAATTAGCGATTACTGTCCAACCCAGGAGCAAAAGATCTGCACGAATTTCGTCCGTGACTTCACTTTCCTTGACATATCCGTTTTCCTCGTAGTAACTGGCTGGATCTGCGTCAAAGGTTACAAAACCACCCATGCCTGAACAATAGTAGTCCATGTAATCTTCGTCTGCGTCACGCAAGGTAGCAACTACACCACCTGCTGCTCGCCAACTGCAACTCCAGCGATTGTCTGTTAAGACTTCCCAGGTGTCTTGTTTTTGAAATTCATTGTTACACATGGCTGCATACAAATTTTGAGCGTAGGACTTGGATGATCGAACTTTGGTTCGAAACCACTCGCAATCCATCATGTCAGTCTGCATGCTGTAGTGTGTCATATCATATTTGGCGGAGAGCTAGGGATTCGAACCCTAGATAGTGTTGCCACTATGCCGGTTTAGTAGACCGGTGCCTTCAACCGCTCGGCCAGCTCTCCTGTTTTCAACTTGGTATTACATGCGGCAAGTATGGTACTGCTCTTGGACCGTGTCTTTGTTGCAACAACATTCTAGCTTCTTCTGCTGTGTTGGCACCCACTCGGTCTTTGAACTCCTTGCCGTTGACTCTAATTGTCGCTTCGTATAGTTTCATAATATCACCATAATAAAACACATTGACCAGTCGCGAATATCGCTGTCGTTTGCTACCACACACGGTTCGTTCAATGTGTTTTATTATGGTGGGCCCACCTGGACTCGAACCAGGGACCAAAGGATTATGAGTCCTCTGCTCTAACCAACTGAGCTATAGGCCCAAGTTATTATTGTATGCTAATTGTCTTTTGTTGTCAATGATAATTTTCAAGAAATTTATCTAAATTGCCATACAGTCTGGCCAGCATGGCCTCTCGACTTCCAAACATCACAATCTTCACAGGAAGTTTTTTCTTGACCACAATGTAGTAAGGCATTTGAAGTTTACGATCCAACTGCAACAGCATGTTTCGATCAAATGTTTCAATGTTAATTTCCATGTCGTAGCTTTCAATGTCCAACATGTTTTTGAGTACAAAATATCCTATGTCTGTTAGTCGTAGCCCACCATTGCCGCGAATGTTGTACCACCACAACTTCATGGCACGATCCGCAGTTTCTTCATGCCCGTCAGGCAGGGCTGAGATCAGGGTTTCAACAAGTTTGAGTTTGTCACGCACATCAAGGATAGATTCGATCGCCAGCTTTCAACAACACCACTGAAAATTTGTCAGTTTTGAATTGAGTGTTGAGTTTTTTGGCTAGATTGATAGCATGCCCGGGATTTGAAAAACTTACTTTTTTGTATTTGGGACCAGGGTATTGCACCAAAAGATTGGATGTTTTTAGATTTATAGGTTTTGAATCAAAGAATACGGCCCATACACCTTCAGACGCAAGTACTTGCTCGGTCTTGTATGTGTGTTTGTTGGTTTGTTCTATTAAAACAGTTGGCTTGGGTCTACTCATCATTAAACTCCTATATTTTATTTATGCCAAAATATAGGTAGTTTTAGAATGAGCCACCACCCATTTCTACTTGAATAACTTGATCTTTGCTGGTTTCGGCTTGTTGTTCTCGCAGTGCTTCCATGGCCAGCAACAGCTTGGTTATGTCTGCATGAAGATCCTTGGCGTCTTTTATGCTCATAACAAAATCACGTTGTCCTCGTGCTTCAAATCCTTGAAGACGTTCAATATATCGTTGTATATGTATCATGGCATGCGAGTAAATGGTTCTAGGTCAGGCGGAGTCCAACCTTCGGGCTTGAGTACCTTGCCATCTTCACGCTTGCGTACTCGACCGGTTTCTGGATCAATCTTGGCAAAGTTGGTGCGCATGACTTCGTTCCAGGCTGCTTCTCCATTAGCACCTAAACTGTGTATAGCTCCAATGGTAACCACCAATATGTCAATTAACGCATCAAGATCATCCACAATATTGTCACTGGCACATAGTTCATCAAATTCTTCTTTGATAAGATTACAGTACAGTTGATATTGTTTTAAATCCTGTTGTCCAACAGTTTGGTCACAGGCCTTCATGAAATTGTATTGATCCAGGAATGGATTTCCTGAGGGTACTAGTTTAGCCATTGGCATACTCACTTGCTTGTTCTTTGGTTTGAAAAGGGCCATGAAACTTGTAACGTTCCAAGGCAATTAGTTTAGGATCTTGAACGGTCTTCCATTTGCGCCCACGTTTGATGGCATACCATCCGGCAGCAAACCATGACTTGGATTTTTTGGTTTTGGTAAACAGTGGTAGTTGATGCGGAACATCCCATACAGGATTATACACTCGGCCACTGGCTGGATATCCGTGTACCAGATTTGCGTTGGGCTTACTGACTTTGACCGTGGTTTCAAAATGTATGTTGGCTCTCTGTGCCGCCATACGTATGCTTCGATATTGCTCAATTTGATTGTTGATGACCACTTGATATCCACCTGCTGTGGCTTTTTGTCTATCACGGGTTTAGCTATGATCATTTAATACTCCTTTGTATGTCTCGTTCATCCATCTACCAAACGAGTCTGCTGATTCACTGCACTTGATCAAATCATATTTGCCGCAAAACTGCATGAATCTTACACCCACCTGACCTACATCTTTGTGAGATCGTTGTTCACGAATACAAGTGTCCACAATGTTTTTGACTGTGTCTGGTTGTGCTGTTAAATCAATTAGTGACACATTGCGATTGTAATCATCCAACACTCTGTGTTCTACTCCGTTATGATCAGTCCAGCGTTGCAACATCATATTGTTCCAGTTGTAACCTTGACGATCACGATCCTCAAATGCTTCTTGAAGTCCTACTTTGTTTTTGGTGCCCTTGGTTCTTACACCTGGAAAAGCACTAAACACATTGTCACTGGTATCGCCACGCATGCACTTTTCAAACAACAACCATTTAGGATCTGGAATAGTTTTTGGTTCTTGTTTTTTCTTGTCAATTACTGCTTTTCCTTTGGCATCAAAATATCCTTCTAGTGTGATATGTTCATCACTGATACCATTGTATTGTGTTACATTGGGTGCAATTAATTGTACAAAGTCAGTATCGCTACTGATAATAATATGTTCATCTTGTGGGTGTAGTGCAATCCAACGAGCAATAACATCATCGCCTTCTGCTGTTGGACATTGAATTACTGAGCAATTGGTTCTCTCAGCCAAGTATTTAGTCAAAGCATCGTATGTTTCCCAGAACATTTTATCTTCATCTTGTTCTGCTTCTGTAAGAGCAGCTCGAGCCACTGCAC